GCTGGATATGGTGGAGGTATGGCCGGACCCGGCGGACCCGGAGACGTTTCGGCCGGCCGTTGAGCAGGCGGGGCTGACGTTTGATGCCGCGAAGGTGGCGGCGTGCGTTGATCCGGGGCTTTGGAGGGCGGCGTGACGAACGGCTTAATGCTCGACCCCGGCGAACTAGACCAGCGCGTCACGTTTCGCCAGAAGCAAGAGACGAGCGACGGCGCGGGTGGCGTCACGATCCAGTGGGTCGACTATGCCACCCGCTGGGCGCAGGTAAAGCCCATGTCTGGCGAGCGCCGGTTCCAGGCAGAGCAGGCTGACTTCACAAGAGACACCGAAGTTACGATCCGCCGCGATCCCGACATCGACGAAACGATGGCGATCGTTTGGCAGGGGCGCAGTTTGGAAATTCAGTTCATCGCCGACTTTGGCCCGCGGTCCGCTTATACGCGGATTGAGTGCCGGTCGGGCGGGGTGCAGGACGCGCTGCCATGAGCCGTATTCGCGGCGTAAACAAGCTGCGCCGGACCCTGCGCCGGGCGCCTGACGAGATCAGCGACGGCGTGGTCGAAGTCGTGCGCAACGGCGCCGAAGCCGTGCGCCTGGACGCCGTGACGCGCGTACCGGTCGACGAAGGCGACCTGCGCCGCAGCATCGACATCAAGTACGGCCGCGATGGGCTCACTGCCGTGGTCGGCCCCGGCGCCAGCGCAGCTGAGTTGGCCGCGCGAAAGAACCAACGAGCCGGCGGAGCCCGGTCGGCGTTCGGCGCGGCGCGGCGGTCCAGCGTTCGGCTGTCCAAGGCCAAAAGCAAGGAATTGTTCCAATATTTCAAGGGCGTATGGATTGAATTTGGAACAAAAGGCGTGCCGAGCCGCAATATCCCGCCGCAGCCGGCGCGGCCGTTCATGCGGCCGGCGATGGACGTCAACCGGCGGTACTTCACCGAGGAGTCGCGCCGGGCGATCCGGCGGGCGCTTGACCAGCTGAGCACCGGGCGATGAACGTCGGCTTTGAACTCCAGAAGGCGATCTACGGCGCGCTCGACGGCAACGTCACCGTCGGTGGGACCGCCGTCCCGGTCTATAATCCGCCGCCGACTGACGCCGCGTATCCGTACATCGAGATTGGCGACGAGAACAGCGCCGACTTTAGCACGCACACCGAGCGCGCGCGCGAGCGGTTCGTGATCCTGAACGTCTGGTCGAACGAGCCCGGCAAGAGCGAGGTCTACAGCATCCTCGCGCAGTTGGAGACGTTGCTCGACCGTGCGCGGCTGACGCTCGGAACAGGCCGCGCCTGGGACGTGCAAGCTACGTCGACGCAGATCACGCGCGACCTAGACGGCCGGACGTTCACCGGCTCGATGACGCTGCGGGTGCGGACGCAGCAGTAGGCGCCGCCGGCGCCATCCTACCGCAACCGAGCCCGTCGCTGTCTGCGACGGGCTTTTTCATGGCCATGAACTGAAAGGAGACACAGCATGGTTGACTACACGCAGTCCGCCGGCGCGACGCTGCACATCGGCGACAGCAGCAGCCCGCCCAGCTACACCAAAATCTCCGGCATCACCAGCATCCCGGAGTTCGGCCGTTCTTACGAGCGCGGCACCTTCAACCCGCTCGGCGACCGGCGTACCCGGAAGTACAAGGGCGCCTACGACGAAGGCTCGTTTTCGGTCGAGCTGGCGCGTGACCTTAGCGATCAGGGGCAGACGGACCTACAAACGGCCGTCGACAGCGACGAGCCGGTTCAGATCAAGATCGAACTGGATGACGCGCCGGCCGGCTCCGGCACCACGCCGACCAGCTTTGAGTTCGACGCGCTTATCATGTCGTTCACGACCAACATCGGCACTACCAACGACTACGTGTCCGGCACGGTGCAGATGGAGATCGTTTCCGACATCACCGAGACGGCCGCGGCCTAACGCCGGCCGGCGAAGGCGGGCGGCGGTGAGACCAGGGGCATCGCCGCCCGTCACCCCTGGCCCCTGGCGATCCTGGAAAACCGGAGCATCCCGACATGAGCAGCAAGCTCGACCATAGTCACGTCGTCTTGGAGACGGCGAACGAAACGTACAAGCTGGCCTACAACGCCAAGTCCGTGAAGGCGGTCAACCGCCGCTTCGGCAACATCCGCGAGGCGCTTAACCAAGTTGCCAGTTTCAACTACGACGCCATCCTGTTCGTCGTCGCCACCGGCGCGAACGTTGAGGGCAAAAAGGCCGAGCGTGAGCTGGAAGACGAGGTTATTGAGACCGGGCTTACTGAGGTGCTGGGTCCGGTCCAGAAGTATTGCACGCTGCTGCTGACCGGCCGGCACCCAGACCTGGACGATCCGGCTGACGACGATGACGAGCCGGCGCCGAAGGGCAAGGCTGACCAGGGAAACGCGAGCGCGGACTGACGCTAGACGAGCAGATCGACGAGATGTTCAAACAAGCCACGGGAATGCTCGGCTGGACGCCGGAGCAGGCGTTGTTGACGCCGATCCCGTGGCTCAAGCTCGCGATTGACGGGCGGATTGAATGGGAATGCCGGAAGAACGGCAAGGAACCGCCCAAGCGCAAGCGTCAGTCCGGTCCTGATCCCGAAAAGGTGCAGCAGGATATCAAGGCCGCCTTGCGGGGCATCAGCAGCGCCCGCAAGGCTGGGAAAAAACCCAAATCGGCTACTGCCGGTTAAGAAGCGTTTTCGTATCTGTCGTGTGCAAGCGCATAAGCGCACGGGCGCAAGCGTAGGAATCTCCGTGCAGCGCGTTGCGCTTCAACAACATTTCTGCCGCTAAAGCGCCGGCCGATCCGTACTGCTCAACGCTAAACCGGCGAAAGTCGTCCCGGAGCATGTCGCACGGGTCAAACGTCCCGTAACGGAAAAAAACTCCGCCCACTAGGACGCACAGAGTGACCAAGAATATGCGCACGCTTGGCTGGATCATGGTCAACACATCGCACAATCGGCATCGGTAAGCAATGGCCCAGACCGTTGAAGACCTCCTAGTTCGTGTCGACGCGCAGACGGAATCGCTCCGTCGTGAGCTACGCCGGGCTGACCAGCAGCTTGGCCAATTCGGCACCAGCACGAACCGGCGGCTGCAAAAAATTGATCGTGGCTTCCAGCGGCTAAACCAGCAAGCCGAGCGGGTGGGACGCGCTTTTCGTCGCCTCCAAGGCGCAGCGATTGCCGTTGCTGGCGCAGGTGGTCTTGGCGTTCTGGTCGGGCGTTCGCTTGCTGCGACGGCTAATCTCCGTGATTTGGCAAGCCGCGCCGGCGTGACCACGGGTGCGTTGCAAGAGTTGACGTTTGCCGCGCAGCGGTACGGCGTTCAGCAGGACACGGTTGTCGACGGTCTGCGCGAACTGCAGGTGCGCGCTAGTGAGTTCGCCACCACGGGCAAGGGCGAGGCCGCAGACGCGTTCAAGCTAATCGGCCTCAATGCGCGCCAGGCGCAGCGGCTCGTAAATCAAGCCGACAACGGCTTCGGCGAAATCATCCGTCGCATCCGCCAACTAGACGACCAAGCGGCGCGGGCTCAGGCGTTTGACGAACTATTCGGTGGCGAAGCTGGCGAGCGTATCCGGCAGCTTACCGGGGATATTGGCCAGCTTCGCCAAGAGGCGCGCGACCTTGGCATTGTCATCAGCGACCAACTGATCCGCCAAGCGGACCAAGCGCGTGATACCTTTGACGTACTGACCGACGTCATCTCCAAGCGGTTTCAGGTGGCGATTGCGGAGGTGGCGCCGCAGATCAACGATCTGCTGACGCGTATCTTGGATCAGCTGCCGGAGTTTATTTCGGGCCTCCAAAGCGCTGCCGAGTGGCTCGGCATTTTGGACAAGCGCGCGTCGGCGTTCGGCACCGACGGCCGGCTTGCATCCGCGTTTCAGGAGCAAGAGCAGTTTCTGCGTGGGCTTGCGGACAGCGCAGGCAAGGTCTCTGAGGCCTTCTTCAACGCGTCGGAGTCAGGCAATTTCAAGCAGTTGAACGCACGGCTGAACGAGCTGGCGAACACCAACGAACAGCTGCGCGGCATTGTCCAGGGTATCCGCGAAGACTACGGCAAGACGATTGACAGCACTGAAGAGCTGGACGCCGCATACCGAGACCTAAACCGCGTCATTGGCAACGCCAAGCGCGAGGCCAGCGAATACAGCGACGTGTCTCAAATGGTTGCAGACACGATGGCTCTGGTTCGCGATACGGCGCCGGACGCCGCCGAGCAAATTCGCAACACTGGCGACGCGGCGGGCGATGCGTCCGAGGAAGTTGCCAAGCTGAACGTCGACTACGCCGACTTGCGCAAGCGCATGGACGCGGTAAATCCCGCCATTGAGGCGCATCGCAGTGTGCTAGACGGCACCGCGAACGCCGCAAAAGATGTTGAGGAAGAAACAAAGAAGGCCGAAGACGCCACCCGCGACCTCGGCATCCAAACCCAATCCACCGCCGACATCATGCGCGGTGCGTTTGAGGAGGTCGGGCGTTCGATCCAGTCGGGTATCCGCGACGCGTTGCTTGGCGCCGAGCGCAACATCGTCGAGACCGCCAAGCGCATCGCGGCGGACATCGTGGCGGCGTTCGCGACTCAGCGGATCATCATTCCAGCTTTCATTCAGCCGGTTGCTGGTGCTCTCGGACTGGGCGGCGGTGCGTCCAGCGCGGCGGCTGGTCAAGGTGGTGCCACGGGTGGTCTCGGCGGCGTTAGCAATATTGCTTCGGCCGGCTCATTGCTTAACAACATCGGCTCTGGTCTGACGACGCCGACCTTCAGCGCGCAGGGGCTGGCTAATTTTGCGCCGAGTGTTTTCCAAGCGAGTGCTGTACCGTCGAGTGCGGCTAGCGGAACTGTCGCGGCAGGCGTCGGCGGCAATGTGCCGGGCCTTGCCGGCACTGGCACAGCCGCCGCTCCCAACACTCTCGCAAGCAGTGTGTCAGCCGCGACCACGCCGCTCGCTATCGGCGGTGGACTGATTGGCGGTATCGGCGCCAACTTGGCTTTCGGTGGTGGCGTCGGCACGTCTGTCGGCTCAGCGGTAGGTGGCACGGGCGGTGCACTTGCTGGAGCGGCCATTGGCTCGGCCATCCCTGGCATCGGCACCGTCATCGGCGCTGGCATCGGCTCGCTTCTGGGCTCTTTCGGCGGCGGCGGCGTCGGCTCGTTGTTCGGCCCTGGACCATCGAGTGAGTTCATCAGCCGTGGCATCAAGACTGAAGGCGGTCGGCTTCGAGTTAACACCCGTGCGTCATTGGATAGCGTTTCCGATGAAACGAAACGTGCCTTTGACCAGGTTAGTCAACAGGTCAATAGCAGCGTCAATCAGTTCTTAGATCAGATTGGCGGACGTCTCGTTAACACGGCTGCATCTGTAAACCGGACCCGTGATGGTGTCCGTATCGGCGTACGTGGACGCGGCACAGACTTCCGCTTTGAGGAAGTGGACGATTTGAGCGAAATTCCTGAAAACCTGATTCCGAGGCTCATCCAGCGCGGTGATGTTCGAGGGATCAGTGATCTACAGAGTCGTGTGCTTTCGCGGTCTTTGGAATTGCGCGACGGAAACTTACAGCAGGTCGGTTCAGACCTCCAGTTAGTTCAGCAGATTGAGCAACTTCGCGACCAAGAGAAGTTTACGGAAACTGAACTACAAATCCGTAACGTCCGGGATCGTTTCGACCAGCTTATTGATCGGGCTGACAAGCTCGGTCTTGAAACAGGCGTGCTTGTCAGGCGGCGCGATGAAGAAATTAAAGCCATCCGGGAGCAGGCAGATGCCATTGGAAGTATCAGCCGAAAGCAGCGGTTCCAGTTGCGCGGTCAATTTGAAAATGTATTCGGTAATTTGTCCATTAAACGCCAGCTCATCGCTGGTGGTATTGGTACTCTAGACAATCCGGCTGGTGTCTTGATTCGTGAAAATCTAGACCGTATTAGAAATGGGCTTTCCTCATCGGCAGCGGAATCGCTTGGCACTGAAATTCTGGATGTGGCCCGGTCGTCGGACAATGCGCAAACAGCACTGTCGATCCTTTCCCGTGCTATGGAAAGGTTTAGCGATACAACCGCAGCAGCAAACGATAATTTGAGCCAGAGCGCACGCCTTCGAGCAGAAGTCGCAGCGCGCGAGAGCGCGCTGAATGCGGCCAGTCAACTACGTTCATTCCTCAATCAGCAAACATTGAGCCAAGACTCGACATTGGGCCCGTTGGAGCGTGTGGAGGCGGCCCAGCGTCAATTTCGTGAACGTTTGGGCGAGGTCCGAGGCGGCGACTTGCAGGCCGTTGATCCGCTCCTGTCGTCGGCGCAGAGCCTGCTCGATATCGGCCGGCAGGCCTTCGCCTCAACCGGCGACTTCGCCAGCATCGAGCAGTTCGTGCGCTCCAACCTCCAGTCGGTGGGCGAACAGATCACGAGCACGCGGTTTATCGGCAACCAGATTTCCGAGGCTGTTGAACGGGCCGGTCGGGAGCAGACGGACGAGTTGAAGGCAATAAAAGAGGAAATTCGCGAACTGCGTGAGGAAAACCGCGATCTGCGGCAGGCGCTGGAGGACGCGGCCTGATGCTCGGCTATCCCGCTATAGGAGCCGCTGAGATTGGGTCCCCCATCATCGCAACCGGCGTGCCGGCTAATTTTGACGACTGGCTTGCCGCCAGCGATCAAGGCACGGAGTTTTTGGTTGAGATTGGCGCGTTCGTCGCTGAGGGCACGACTACCACTGGACGCGGCGGGCTCGGTGATGCCGAGATCGGCATTCTTGAGGTTGGCGGCAGCGCTCTCCAAAGCTCGGTTTCGCTGACCTCCGAACTCCGCTACTCGCGCTTTGGCTGGACCGGCGATCCGTCCGATGCGATCCGGCCGAACATTCAGTACGCACCGCGCCTTACGGATGGTCTCCGCAGCAACCGGCGTATCCCGATCCTGCCGGAGCAAGCGCGGCGGGCCGACCGGCTGACAGGGCGGATCGATTTCCTCAACAGCGACGGTGCTTTAGACGACTTACGACAAAATCCGATCAACGGCCAAAAGGCAAAGGTGCTCTTCGGGCGACCCACGGACGCATACGCGGATTACAAGTCGCTTTTTGATGGTGTCGGGACGGTCTGGTCGCAAGGCCGCGATGTTCTGACCGCCAACGTCCGTAGTCGTGGGGCAAATCTTGAAGTTCCGATCCAGACAACACTTTACACCGGCACCGGCGGGGCGTCGGGTGATGCAACGGTTGAGGGGCAGCCGAAGCCGCTGATCTTTGGTAAGGTCCGCAACGTCACGGCGACGTTGATCGACGCGCAGAACCTTGTATATCAGGTCCACGATGGCGAAGTCGCGAGCATCGACGATGTGTACGACCGGGCGGCCTCGCTCACGTTTGACAGCAGCGCGGGCGACGTTGCGGACTATCAAGCGCTCGTGAATGCCACCATTTCAGCCGGTGAATACGCTATCTCGACGGCGACAGGGCTTTTCCGGCTCGGCTCCAGCCCGGACGGACAAATCACAGCCGACGTAACCGGATTGAATACGGCCATTGACAATATCGTGCTCGACATAGTTCGCAACTATGCAGTCGAGATGGAGAGCCGAATTTCAACGGCTTCTGTAACCGGCTTCGGCACGCTACGATCCGGCACAGTGGGCACTTTCATTGGCTCAAACGAGCGCGCAACTATCGCAGATGTGCTGGATCAACTGGTGGCTGGTCTCGCCGGTATACCGGGCTACAACCGGCGTGGTCAGTTCGTGATTCAGCGCCTGCGCGATCCGTCAACGTTGCCCGCCAGCCTTTCTCTCGGTCATTCGGACATCCTCAGCCTACGTCCACGTGATACGTTGGTCCCGCGTTGGCGTCAGCGCGTTGCTTACAAACGCAACTGGACCACGCAGCAAAGCGATATTGCAGGCGCCGTTTCCGATGACCGCCGACAGTTCGTGCAAAACCGTTTCAGCACAGTCGCGGCCAGCGATACGAGTGTGCGCGACGGTTGGCCTAACGCGAACGACCCTGATCCGCTGATGTCGCCTTTCGACAGCAGTTCTGATGCACAGACGTTGGCGGACGACCTGCTGGCGCTGCACGGTGTTGGCCGAGAACTGGTCGATATAACGGTCGGACGGCTAGGTTTCACGGTTAATTCTGGACAGATCGTCAGCATCCCGTGGCCTCGCTGGGACAGTAACAACAGTAAGCGTTTTGCCATCGTCGGCATTGAGGAGCGGCCGCGCGAAGGAACCATAACCCTAACAGGATGGGGCTGAAGCATGGCGAACGGGCTTCTAAGTTGGATTAACCACGTTGACGTGACCGGCGCCGAGCTGAGTGCCAGCAGCACAGCCGGCGACCTTGCGATTGATAACGTCACCAAGCCCATCGCGCGCGAGCGGTTCAGAACTCAAAGCCTGACCGCGACCATCAACGTCGATTGGCTCCAGGATCGCAGCGTCGGCGCCTTGGCGATCCGATTCCTGGAAGACTTCGGCGGTTTGCCGACAAGCGGCACCGTGCGCCACCGCCTTGATGCGGACGGCGGTACGCCGGGGAATGGTTCTGTGTTGGACACCGGGACTATCAACGTCGGCGCCCAAAGCGGTTTCCCGTACCACCTGCGCGTTCCCTCAAGCGAACAGACTGCCCGATACTGGCAAATTGACTTTGACGTGAGCGGCGTCAGTTTTATCGACATCGGTCGCCTTTGGGCGGGGCCGGTCTTCAGACCAGACCCTAACGTCGCCTATGGCTATGACGACGGTTACACCGACGCATCGACCGTTAACCAAGCCAACCGTTCGGGCATTGAGACCGTGGACGAAGGGACGGTCTTGCGTCGGTTCCGGTTTGCGCTTGAGGCGATGGGCGACAGCGACCGCAAGGAAGCTCGCGACCTGAAGCGCATCGCCGGCCAACACGGGCAAGTGCTGTTCAGCTTGGACCCGGACAACCCATCAACCGAAACGATCATTGGCCGCCTGCGCCAGCTACGGCCAATCAGCTTCCCAAACCCCGCCTTCTATCGCACACAGTTTACCATTGAGGAGTCCGCGTGATGGCATTCAAGCTTGCGCTTTTCTGTAAGCAGGAAACCGATACCACCGGCACCGGCTCTCTTGATCTTAATGCTGGTGGCGTTGATGGGCGACAGGAGTTTGCCGAGGAACTTAGTAATTCGGATGAGACTGTTTATGCGATTTTTGATGATCCAGCCAACCCGACACGCTGGGAGATCGGACGCGGTACGCTGACAACCGGCAGCCCGGATACGCTGAGTCGTGATACGGTCTACGCCTCATCTAACAACGGCAGCAAGATCAGCCTACAATCAGGCACGACCTATACCGTCATCGGTACCATTGCGCCGCAGTTTTTCGGCACCGCCGCGACGAAGGATGTCGACAGCAGCGACCTCGGTCTGACCGGCGAGATACGTATGTGGGCTGGGAGCGGCAACTCGCCGCCGTCCAGCTGGCTGATATGCGACGGCCAGGCGGTCAGCAGGACCACCTACGCCGATCTGTTCAATGTGGTCGGCACAGTCTACGGCAACGGCGACGGCTCAACGACATTTAACCTGCCCGATTTTCGCGGAAAGTCGCCGCTGGGCGTCAACGACGCCGACCTGTCGAACGGCGAAGATGGCAGTTACAGCAGTCGCAACGAAGGCGAGATCGGCGGCGAGGAAGAACACGTCATCACCCAAGCCGAGCTTGCGTCGCACTCTCATGGAACGGCTAGCGGCAGCCATCCGCGGTTCCTGTTTACTGATACATCAAACAACAGTCGCGATGAAGTTGATAGTAGCGGTTCGGGTTCATTAACATTCTCCAACACATCGCAAACGTTTGACAGTTCGACAGCTACTGGAGACACGGGTTCTGACCAGGCGCACAACACCATGCACCCGTTCCTGGTCGTGAACTTCATCATCAAGACGTAGGAAAATCGGAAGTGGCATCCTATCAAAGTAGACGCCCCGACAAGCGCCGACTTCGCCACGCTGCAACGAAATACACCGACTACGCCTACAGGAGCACCTAATGCAAACGCTTTTTGTCCCTCAACACACCAACCAGCGCTACGACAGAATGCCGGTTGGGGATGGCAGTGAGTACGCCCGTACCATTCTTTACATCCCGGTGTCCGGTATTGTGGCCGGCGAAATCTGGGATGTGCATGCGATGGTGCATGCCACCAACAACGACCTTCGCAGCCGTGGATACGGGTTCGCGCTGACGACCGAAATTCGGTGCGGCTACGACAGCAGCCACGAGAGGGACGGGTTCTCGCTGGCGGATGACAGCGGTTCGTTCAATGTCGGCGTGGAAGCACACCATGGCCTGATTAACCGTCGTGCGCTGTACGAGTGGCCGCATGATGAGCCGAACACGCGGTTCGTCAAGTTTATCGTGTGGGCGTCCTCGACGCAGGCGCAAGGCAGTGACGATTGCGAGCTGACGCCGAACCGCTCGACACTTTCAATGTTGCGACACATCCCAGATTAGCGGCGAAAAGGAGTGCAGATCAGGCGCTGTCCACCGTGGCGGACGTGACCGGCTACGACACGACGCTTTCGATCTAGAAGCGCCCCGACCGGCGACCGGAAGTCCAGATGCAAACTGGCGGAACAAGGAGCGGATGTTGACCGAAGACG